AGCACTTTTCAGCAGAGATTTTCTCAACTTGTTGAGGAAAGTGGCAAGTCTTTGCTTCAGCTTTCAAAGGAACTGCATATATCAAATCAATCGCTTAGTTCATGGAGAACAGGTGTCAGGTCTCCAAAGGAACCAACGATTATTGCAGTTGCAAATTATTTCAATGTAAATGTCAAATGGCTCATGGGATTTGATACTGTTAAAAAGGCCAACAGACACATCATCATAAGCAATTCAGTACTGTTCCGAAAAATTATTATGGCAATGACACCTGAAGACTATGAAACTGTCATGCGGATCTTTGAAAAGACAGAGATGGAAATGCGGAAAAAGGGAGAACTGAAAGAGGAAAACTAATATGACAGACAGAGAGATATTCAGGTCTAACCTTGTTGAACTGATGCGAACTACTAAAGTGAAACAGGTTGATATTGCCCGTTATGCACAGGTTAGTTATCAGACAGTATCTGCATGGGTAACAGGCAGAGCATACCCAAGGGCAGACGCTATGGAAAGACTATGCAAGTTCTTTGGGATAAAGCAATCTGCTCTGACAGAAGATAAGAATGCCGATGTAAATTCTGATGACCGTCTGCTGTTGCTGTTCCATTCCTTGTCTAAGACAGGCCAGGATAAACTGATTGAACGTGCAGAAGAACTGAAAAAACTTCATCCAAGAGGAAGTGCAAAAGATGCCAAAGCTCAAAAAGCGCAGTGACGGATATTTCTGTGCATGGTATAAAGGCAAGCAATTCCTTGGTAAAACAGAACAGGAAGCGAGAGTAAAACGGGATCAGTATAAATATGAATGTGAGCATGGTATTGAGCAGGTTGAGCCGATAACTGTTTTTGAATTGGCAGAACAATGGTTGCCTGTCGCTAAAGCAGGTGTAAGCAAAGGAACATATAACCAATACGCTACTGTCATGGAAAAAATGACAAGCGTTATAGGCGAAAAACTTGTCTCTGCTGTCACTCCTGGAGACATAAAAAAGATATGGGTGTCTTTTGTTGGCAAGTCTCAATCATATATTAATAAAGCAAAGTTCATGTACAAATCGTTCTTTCAATACTCAATAGATAACGGTCACTGTAAAGTTAATCCTGTCCTGTCAGATTCAGCGAAACCGCATAAGGGCAGTAAAGGAACACACAGAGCATTAACAAAACGAGAGATAGAACTGATTGAAACTGTTCCGCATCGTGTCAGAGCAGCAGCCATGTTTATGCTGAAAGCAGGTCTTCGCAGAGGGGAAGTCCTTGCGCTGAGAAAGCAGGACATCCACGATGGTCGGATTTATGTACTGAGTTCTGTAAAATTCGTCAACAACCGGCCTGTAATAGGTGGAACGAAGAATGAGTCATCCGAACGCACAGTACCGCTTTTTGCTTCATTAACTCAGTTGTTAGACAACATTGACGACTATATTCTTCCTGACGCTAACGGGAAGGTCTGTTCCGAAACAGCGTTCCAACGTGCATGGGAATCCTATTTGCACTGCCTGTCAGAAAAAGCAGGTCAACCTGTCAGCTTCAGGCCTCACGATCTCAGGCATACATTTGTCACCGTTGCGAGAGACAAAGGTATAGATCCGAAAACAGTAATGTCCTGGTGTGGGCACTCTTCCGAACGTATGATCATGCAGATTTACGATCATCCGTCTGAAAGCAGAGAACAGCGTATGATTGATCTTATGGACGCATAATAATACTTATGGTTTTTCTATGGTTTTGGAAACCATAACACAACATTAAACAGCACTAAACAGCACTATGAGAAGCATAAGAAAAACCCCTGAGAACGTTGATTCTCAAGGGTTTTCTCTTGGTGAGCCCGGCGGGATTCGAACCCACGACCTTTTGATTCGTAGTCAAAGTGTTTTATAGCCTATAGCAATTGATATACAAGCATCTCAACAATTTCGCAACGTCAAAGTTATTGTTTTTCTATGGCCTTTATCCTTCTGCTTCATCAGGAGGTTGGATTTTATTGTCCTTGTTATAGTTCAGAGAACTGATTCCAATCAGTGCGCCGATGAACACAGCAATGGCAGAAAGCGTACCGACAATCTCTTCCGCATACGGAAGATTGCCCCATACTTTTGACAACGTGAAGTATAGTGTGCCACAAGCAGGAAGGAAAATCGTACAGAGGAACTTCAGGACATCATAGATTTTGTTAGGCAGTTTCATATGGATCTCCTTTCATCGTTCAATCAGGTATTCGTTCAGTGCTTCCAATGCTTTCATCAGTTTATCATTTGAATTCCCGTTGATTTCATGTGATAGTAAAGCAATCAATGCCTTACATATCACCTTGTTCCCCTCTTCTAAGCTTTCAATTCTTTTATTGTCTTTGTCCAATTTGCCGTCAACATCTCTGCGCCAATCCGCTTCGCTCATGCCAGGTTTTCTCCAATCCTTAATAGTCTTAATTACATTGCCAAGAAGAATGATGAAACCCATGATAGCGATAGCGACAATGGCGAAATCCTTGATTTCAGCAACTGTCAAATTCTCCATGTTCTTCACCCCCTTTAATTCTCTTTCAGAAATTCTTTCATCATATATCCTGTCTTACCGTTATATGATACATAATCCCAAAGACTTTCAGGCGCATCTTCAATTGCAACCTTCTGCCCTGTATTAATCCGCATGATAATGCTAGATCTCTGACAAGGGTCAACCCTCAATGCCACCCTGACTCCGGTAACAGTTGCTGTCTGCCCATCTTCTTTCAGGAACTCTTTCATCATCCATCCGGTATTTCCGTTATAGCTGACATAATCCCAGGCAGGTTCAGGCATTGTCTCAAGTTTAACAAGCTCTCCCGTATTTACCCTTGTTATAATAACTGCGCTTTTGCTTGGTTCTTTTCTAAGTGCAACACTCTTTCCTGTTACAACAGCATATCCTTCAGGTGTTGGTAAAGGTTCATAATCAACACATTTCGGAACTCCGAAGTGTGTCCATTTGGCCTTTCGCTTATTGTAATGTTCAACACCGTTTGAGCATTCGACCGTTTCTTCGTTATATCCAAATCCTGTGTGCTGCCATTTATTGTTTTTATAGACAAACAAGCAGCAAAGTGTGTCCTTAGGCATCCGGTCTATCGTGCCTTTTTCTTTCCAATTTCGTTCGTCATTCCATTGCCCACCAACAGTTCCACCCCAAAGCGTGAAACCATATACCATATCAAGCAATTTTCTTGTAAAACCACGGCAATCGAACATCATCACAGGCAGATTCCATTGGCAACCGCTACAGCTTCCTGTAACAACTGCTTTCTGTTCTTTTGAATCCCAACTGATTGCTTTACATTTAGTCACGATTGTTTTGTGGTCGCTTGGATAAAATTTCGTTCCGTATTGCGCTCTTTTAGCCGGTTTGCATTCTTCACCGACAGCACCATAAACATACGGATAACCTACGCAAGCACTTGCGCCTTTCCAACAAACGATCTGAAGAGGTACACCTGCATTTTTCATTGCTGTTATCAGTTCTTTAACTTGTTGAACGTTATTCACTGTATTCACCTCCGATCACTAATTACTTCACTTATAATATACTATATCTCTATTTAAATTAGCAACTACAAAAACGGGAAGACATCCTGTAGCAGAACATCTTCCCTTGCGATTATGCCTTGTACAATTCCTGTTTGCTCTTAACCCTGGAAGCATTAACAATGTGCCGTTCATGCAGATAATTGTATACCCACATCATTTCTTTAGGTGGATCACCGTGTTCCTTCCGATATTCTTCAATGATCTCAGTTACCTCCTGGTGAAGTCTTGTCATGTGATTCATCTCTTCCAAACTCAGTTCATAAAACAGATCAGAAGTATCCGGTTCGGTTTGCTTCCACTTCATGGCTAAATCAATGTACTTGGCTGCGTCATCAATTTCTTCATCAATCAGTTCACTCAGGCATTTAATGACTTCCATGCCATCACCCCATTAGGCAGTGGTCTGAACAGGAGGGAATACTCCACCGGCATATGTCCACGCATTAGGGAATCTCAGCACGTTGGAAGTGGCATTCTGAAGCTGAAGCGCATTAACCTGCTGCTGAAGATCGGCAATCCGGTTACCGGCAATAGCGTCAAGCACTTTCTGGATCTGCGTAGTGGTGTTATAATTGGATGCATCAATGCTCCTGAGAATTTCACAGCAGCAATTCTGCATCTGTCCACCCATAGCAGTAAGCGAAGTTTCGATATTGCCAAACTCACGAATAATCGATGCATTGCCATCTTTGATAGCAGTAATCGCATTCGCAGCGTTCTGCGTACTCGCAGCAATCGTCTGAGCAGTACCATTGGTAACGGCAGACAAAACATCACGGGTCTGAGCCATCATGTTCTGATCGGAAAAACCTCGTGACATATCCGCAGAAAGCGCATTCATGTTTCCGTTTCCACCAAAGAAACCACCGCCAAAACCACCACCGGCAAGAATCAGCAGAGCAAAGATCCAAATGAGAGCAGATCTCCCACCGAATCCACCGTC